CGGCTTGTATTTGTTTTATTTGAATCTCCATCAAAGCAAAGGTGTCATCTGTGAATGTACCACCTCTAAATGCCTTAATTAAGTTTTCTAATCTTATTGATAAATTTTCTTTAGTTTCTTTGAACTCACCCTTGAATCCCAATGTTGGTGTTTCTGGATTAGCACCCCAAAGAACCGCAGAACCTTCATATAGTTTTAACTCCGTGATTGTACGAACACCAGTCTTTTGGTTTACATCCGACTTTAACGTACTAAAACCGATTGAGTGTTGATTGATTAAACCAGCTTCATATAACTTGATAGCATCTTCGCCACATTCAGTTTCTATTAAGTCAGTAACCGCAACAAGCATATCGCCTTCGATATACAACTCTTTAGGCTTACCCAAAGTATGTGCCATATCAGCTTTATGATCTACTAAAGACCAAATCATATTTTTGCCTTTTGGTCCACGTTCTTTGATAGTCTTGGTAAACGCTTCAGCAACGATAATATCGTTATCCAAATCAACGTTTCCAATTCTTGACCAACACGCTTTTACTGTTCTTGATTCTGGCTCTATATCCAAAATCATATCATTGTAGCTTTTGTTTTCAATCTTACTCATATAACAAAGTTATTAATTTTTTTTAATCTGCTAACAAATCTCTTATTAAATTAGAAATTTGCATTAAAGCCACGTTATTTATTAAATTCCAAACTAATCCCATATCGCCTCTTGGCGGATTATCCTGTAACCTTTTTGGCTTTCCATCTTCGCCTCTTACCGCTTCATAGCCTAACGTACAACGGCAATTGATAACATCACCAGCACTTCCACTTGGGTCGCAAGGATGTAACATTTGCTCAAAACCTCCGTTCTTAGTTTTAACATTAAATTTTTCATCGTAAGGTACTTTTATTCCATCCATATGATAATGGTCAAACTGATCTCGTGGCACTCGCCTTGTTCGGTTATCCATCGCTGCTATCCATTCTTTTATAGTTACAAGTCCTGTGGATGCCGTGCCTACCATTGAGCCTATATTTGCTGCCCTTCCTGTTTCCGTTCTTGCTATCATTTCGGCTCTGTAGTCCGTTATACCAGCCGTTCTTAATAGCTTGATTGTTTCTTGCATTGTCAAACCTTCCTCAACCGACTTTATCAAGTATTGTTGAATTTGGTTCTTTGTTGTTTGTGTTATTTCGGCAGCTATATTATCTAATCCTTTTAGTTCAAGATAAGTCAACATCACATAAGTAAACAAGTCCGTTTGCTTACTTTTAAATTCCTCTGGTCCGTAATAACCTTTAACCGATTTAGAAACGTTTTTCTCCGCAATTTGTGCCATCTTAACGCCCATTGCAATATGAACGTTTTGGATGGTCTTTTTTATCTTCTTATCGCTTATAGCGTTTAAATCTTGGGTATCGCAATAAGTATCTACTTGCCTTTGTAGTTCTTTCTTGAACTTTGGCGAATAGGTTTTTATTGCGTTTAAGTATAGTTTCCTATAATCTTGCCAAATCATTATGCATCTAATTTTTCAAGTAACTTACCAGCTGCATTGAATACATCTGTTTGACCTTGTTGACCTGCTCTTTGTCTAATAGCAATAAGTCCAGCTCTATCAACGTTTACAAAATCACTTGTATAAATGTAGTGCCAATGTTCTTTAGTATCCATATCAGCATTAGCATCAATGCCTAAAAACCACTTGCCATAAGCAGCCATACCATTTTCCTCAATGTATGCGTTCTCCTCACTTGCAGATGGTGGATTCCAACTTCTTGAACTTATTACTTTGCCTTGACTTACTAATGAAGCAGCTTGTGTAATCCCACTACGATTGATGCCTGTTGTTTTCTTGATTTCGCTTATTAACTCATTAGCTAATTCTACGAATTTTTGTGCGTAATTCATATTTATTTATTTGGATTGTATGCCCAGTTCTTTAAGGAAATATCCCTTTTAGATGGACACTCTTTGTTTACAGGTTTGCCTTGCTCCATATTTTTCATTCTACTTACAAAGCTAATTGTTCTATTTGCCGACTTAACTTCATTTGCACCCCAATCAGCTTTTTTCTTACTCAATAGATTTAAGTTCCTGTTTACTGGACTTCTATCTAATGACGCTAAACGTGAGCATTTAGTTTCACTCCAAGCCTTTAATTCGCTATAAGACATATTCACAGTATCGTGATACTTTGCGTAAACTTCATCAACCATTTCGTTGAGGTCAGCTTTAAGGTCAACCTTTAAATCAAATAACTTATCTATAATATCTTGGCTATTCATTTGGTAGCGTTAATGGTTGAAACTCATCTGGACTTTGTAAACTTGAAGGGATGTATAATTTTTCCATTTCAGTTTGATCTATGTAAGGAGGAATCTCTAATCCCATAATGTCCATTTTTTGCTTAGGTGCAATCCACCAAGCCTTATCTAACCATTCAACTTGTTCCGATTTGTTTGCTTCTAATTCGCTATAAACAGTTGGGTCAAAGTCAACATAAATATCAGTTCCACGATAACCCCAATCCGAATGTAGTTTTCTATTTAAGTTATCACGAATACCAACTAACAAAGGAATCGCACAACGAACTGTCAATGCTTTCTCGCCTTCTCTTTGGTTGTTGTAAGTCTTGTTATCTGCATCGTTTAACAATTGAGATGGTACTCCGTAAATATTACAAAGTGCTTTCATATCCCACTTCTCACTCTCAATGATATCTAATTCAACAGGACTTAAACCGATTTGTTTCCAATCAACTTTATAACCACTAACTGCAATTGAATTAAAGTTAGCAGACCCACCTTTTTCACTCACCGCTTTTTTAAGTGCTTGTGCTTGTTGTGTTCCACTAATAGGATCAAATCTATCATCATTCATAAATAAAACTCCAGCTGGACCACCATTCTGGAAAGATGCAACCGCCGCAGTCTTGGCTTCGTTGGAACGAGTCAAGTTTTTCGCAGCAGCCATTAATGGTGATTGACCATATAGTTGATTCCCAGTTGTATTCCATTGTAAGTTTATGTATTTATCTTGTAATACTTCTTGTTTAGTAAAGTTCCATAATGGACCATAGTTCAATTGGTAACCGCTAATAGTTGGAGGGAAGTTTTGAATGTCCGCTAACACGTACATATATTGAGAAGGAAGCACGTATAACTCATACGGCTTACCATCATTGTTACCACCTTCAATCATCTTTGCGTAAACAAAAGAATTACCTGTAACTAATTTAAAAGTACACCAAGCCTCTACGAAATCGCCAAATGTATCTTCTTGGTTAGGGTATTTTAATAACTCGTTTAATCGTGCATCTTTTGTATATATTTCAAATGCTTTCTTATGTAGCTTTTCAACATCCTTCCAGTTCTCAATCTTATCTGGTTGGCTCATTAAAGCCTTATATTTCTTTGCAGAACTTTCATCCACTACTTTATAAACGTGGAATGGAGCAAGTTTTGCTTTGTCCGCAATTAATTTAACGATTGAATAAACTATATCGTTTGCCGAATAACCATCATTAACGAAACTAATGTTATCGCCACCCTGCCAAGTTATTATCCCTTGTTGTATTGCAACTTGTCCGTTAAAAGGAATTTGTGGTAGTACAGTAGATAGTTTTTGTCTTTTACCAAAAAAGTCAAGTAATCCCATTATATATGAATTTTAACAAAGTTAGACAATTTATCCTAAAATACCGACACCTCAAATTTTAGCTTGGTTAAATGCGTAAACACGGCATACCTACAAGCATCCATCAAGTCATCATTTGCCTTTACAGGTTCTTCAATTACGTTATCGTTTTTATCCTTTTTCCATTTGTAAGACATAAACTCCCTTCTTAAGTTTTTGCTATTGTAGTGCAAGTTTATTGGATAAGATTTCATCTTTACTATTCCTGCCCATACATCCTTTTGTGCTGGTTTAATATTAAAGCCTTGTCGGTAAAGTTCCTCAATAGATTTAGGCTCGGCAGCATCCGCATAGATAGTTGCACGTTCTGGTAGTTTCTCCTTAATCAATCTTGATAGATCACTAAGAGTCAATCCGCTTTGATAAACTATTTCCTCAAAGTAGTTTTGTCCTTCATAGTGCGTAACCTTTATAAGTGCAGCTGGGTGAACATAACCAAAGTCCAATCCGTAAAACACATCCCCATCTGGTGCTTCATCGTATTGTTTCCATTGAGTGTATATGATTTCCTTTGCCGAACCTCGTTCCCCTAATCCGTAAACCTTCCACATAAAGTCATCTGGCAAATCTTTGTATTGCTCAATGTTTCTTATTTGGCTTTCGCTTAGGTTTGAGATATTGTTTAGGTAGGTAGAATGGATGCGCTTGTTATTAGGATTATCGGCTACCTCATACACCCAAGAAATAAAATCGGCTGGATTCCAGTCTAAGAATGATTGTCCAGTAGTACGAATTAAAAGCTGGTCAAACAAAGCCTTGCTAATAAGGTTTGCCTCGTTTACAAATAGTATATCCCTTGCTGGTCCTTTTGCTTTATCTGGGTCCTCTAATCCAAATAACTCAATGTATGAGCCGTTCTTAAACGTATAAATAAAATCCGTGTATCTAAAATCCTTTTCATCCCAAATATTCCATTGTTCTAATATATTTTTAAAATCCCTATAAACTCCTCGCTTTATGTGTGGTAAGGAATGAGATACACACGAAATCCTTGTATTAGGCTTGGTTAAAGCTATGTGGATTAGTAACTGAACAACTGAATAGCTTTTACTTGATCTTGACCCACCTTCATTACATATTATTGGATAACCTTCCTCGTATGCCTTTTTGTTAGCATAAAAT